ACCATATAGTTTGTTTTTAATTCGTTTATAGGTGCATCAAAGTATACCTTTTGTCCTACGTTCCATATATTAGATTCACTCTTTATCGTTAGTTTTATCTCTGGTGTTCCTTTATATTTAATATAAGATTGTCCTATTTTTTGTAGTTCTTGTGAGGTTGTAGCATCATTTCTATTTTCATATCTTGATATAACTCCTTTTACTCCTGTTTCTCCAGCTACTCTTGATATCTCCAAAGCGTTGTTTACTATTTGTCTACCTTCAACTATTGGATAATATGAAATAACAATTTGACTTCCTACATTGATAGTCATTCCTCTTTCAAAGTAGTTGTTTCCTGTTGAATAATAGAAATCAGCATATATTCCTATTGCTTTTTCATCATTTGAAACAAAATCTTTTTCTACTCCATCTACTGTTATCTTTTGTATTGTTCCTATTGGTAGTTCTGTCATTATTTGTGTAGCATACCCATCATAGATTATTGTTTGTACTTGTGATATATCTCCAAACACTTCTTTTGATGTCATTACTTGTTTATTACGATAATTCCACGTTCCATAATTGTAAGACATGTCGATTATCTTATTATTGGTAAACCAGGTATTTGTATAATTTATTTGTGTTCCACTTGGCATTAGTGATGGATCATAGAAGTCTATCGCAACCCTTCCTATTCCTAATACTCTTGTAGTCCATCTTGACTGTGTTATATCAGCTATATAGTTAAATACATCATAAGCAGTTTTATCTTTTGTCGAATATGCCCCTATAACCTCATTAGAACCTAATATATCGACATTTCCTAGTTCGAAACCATAATCACTAATAACTGAAATAATCTCGTTAATTGCCTCTAAAATGGTCTTATTTGCTATAACAAAGTCTAATGTTTCTCCTTCACTTAAAAATGTCTTATAATCTAGTATTTGCAGAGTAGAGTAGTGAGGGTATCTTGGGTTTAATGAAATGTTTCCAGAGTTTTTTACAACTCCACAAAAAATTAAATCAGTTTCTAAATCATCAGCATATATTAAACATTGTGAGTAATCATCTGGATGGTAGAATCGACTTGTATAATCTTTGTCTAATTCCCAACTCTTTGGGTATACATTGTTAAGAATAACAGAGGGAGTGTTTAGCATTTCTTGATTTATTGTAAAATCATTGCTTGCTAATACTTCTTCATTATTGATTAGTATTTTCATTTCTACACTCCCATTCCATAGTTATAGTCATTCTTCGCTCCATTTGCGAATGTCTTTATTGTTCTTACTGTTTGTCCTAATGGATCAGTTTCAAAGTTTGTATAGTTTTGTACTACGATATTAGGCGATAGGTTTGTATTTCCCCCTACGATAGATGGTGCTATTGAGAATGTTGATTTCATAGCATCTTCTAAACTTCCTTTTGCATCTTCTATGGCATTGGTATATCCTAACATTGACATATCTCCCATCCAAGCAAAAACCTTTGAAGGAGAGTTTATTCCAAACATACCCTTAAAACCATCTATAATTCCACTTGCTATTCCTTTTACAGAACCTATAATGTCGAAACTTTTAATTCCTTCCCATAACCCATTAATTAGTTCTTTTCCAACATCCCATATCCTTCCTAAACCATCACTTATAGCATTTGGAATACTTTCTGTTATTAAAGTCCAAAAGGCACTTATTATACTTCCTACTGTTTTATTTATTCCATCTAACAAAGCAAATATAAACTGAACTCCACATACTAATAATCTTGGTGCTAAACCAATTAAACTCGATATTATTTTTTCGATTATAGTTGGAAGTTTTTCAATTAAAACTGGTAAAGAATTGATTATGCCTTCGGTTAAACCAATTATTAGTGAAAGTGAAGCTTCGATAACGACATCAGCATTGTCTAGCAAAGCAATTAAACCATCTACAATAGCATTTACTATTATTGGAATTATAGTAGGTGCTTGTTCTGCAAAAGCATTACATATACTTACAAACATTTGAACTGCATTTTCAACCAAAAATGGTATCATTTCAGCAAAAGTTTGTATTAATTGTGGTGCCATGTTGACAAGTTCTTTAACCATATCACTTGCACCTTGTATTAATGATGGTAAAAGTTCTTTTATTGCACCTGGAATCTTTGGTGCTATTGATTTTATTAACTTACTTATTCCTTCAACCACCTTTGGCAACATTTTTTGTATTGCCTTTCCTATTTGTTCTCCTGCTGTTGTTAATGATGAAACTACATCATCTATACTTCCTGTTCCACTAAAGAAGTTTTGTAAGGATGTCTTTGCTGCTGCTATACTTCCAGTTAATGTTTTTGTTGATTCTCTTAATGTATTCCCTGCTAGGTTTTGTGCTTCTACACCTTTTTCTAGCATCTTTGCTAATGCTTCTTGATATTCAGCTACAGGAACTTCATTTAGTTGTTTATATGATCCTTCTAAAAACCCTGCTGCTTGTGCTTGTTCCAAGAACCCTTTTGTTGTTTGTGGTAAGATTTCTGGGAAGTTATCAGCAATAGATAAATAAGAACTTGTTGAACGTGAGATTTTTTGATATTTTTCGCTTAATAAATTAATATCTTTACCTAAACCTGTTGCATAATCACTTATTGCTTGTAGTCCTCGTTTTGCTACTTCGTATCCTTTTTCATCTCCCATACTAGCAGAAAAAGCACCACCAACTTGATTCATTATATTAAGATAGTCTTTTGCACTCATATTCATAGTTTTATATGCTGAATTAGCATCTTCTTCTATCTTTTTAAAGTCTATTTCATCAAATACTTTTTTAGCACCTTCTTGAATTTGTTCAAATTCTCCATTTGCTAATACTGCTCTACGAGTGATTTCTCCTAGTCCTGTTGCTACTGCTGTTGTCATACCTGCTACTGCTATTCCTACACCCTTGGCAACTCCACCTAATGTTCCTAGACCACTTTTAATGCCATTGACTGTGCTTGTAAGGTCTTTATTATCTCCTATGAACTTATAGATAATGTTTCCACCATTTGCATTATTCATTTATTTCAACTCCTTTCTTTAAAAAAATAAGAGTTATGAGTAATACCCCCATAACTCTTTATAGAGTTTTAGGCACTCAAAGTACCTGTTCCATTTATTGTTAATGTAATAGCAAACTCGCTTACATCTTCAGCAGCACCACCTAGACTTTCTAGTGAATAACTAGCATTACAAATGTAAGTTTTATATACTAATGTGCTATTATTAACTGAATCTAATAAATCGAATTTAATTAATTGGTTATTAAATTGACTTATTATTCCACTTGTTATAAGTGTATGAATATCTCCTAATACTTTTTTTATTGCAGCATTATTGATATCTATTTTTATTGTTCCTTCGATTGTCATTGCTACACCTGTTTTTACTGCTCTTTGTAAAGCATCACAGAATACCATAAATGTTTGTTCTGTGAAATCAGTGTTTAGTGAAAGTTCACTTGCAGTACATGCTTGTGTATAGACAGGAACAGCACTTGTTCCAGTGTTAAAGCAAAAATTCTTAATAACACTTCTATTATCTAAAAAATATTCCATTGTTTCTCCTTTCTTATGCAATTTGATTAACTACACATTTTAGAACTGAACTATATCCAACTCTACGTATGTCTAGATATTCTATTGCTTGTGGGTTTGAATATTGACTAAATATTATTTGCCATTTTTCATTTCCATAAGTGTGAATGACATGTTTTCCTATTAAATCTCCTATCTCAACTGCTATATTCTTGTTTTCTCTTATAGAATCTCCAAATATAGTTATTTGATAGTAGTTGTATAAAGGTGTTATATTCCCATAGAACACTTGTTTTTCTCCAGGTTGTTCTTGTACTACTATTACCTTAATATCTTTATCGTTTGTAGAAAATTCAGCTTTAACCTTATAATCTTTATACTTGTCTTGCAAATAGTCGATTAATACTAGGTTTTTCTTCTTTATATCCATTAAAAATAGTCCTTCCACGTTTCATTAACAGCATTCTCTAATATTACTTTTCCATTTTCTCGTATTGTCCTTCCAAACCATTGTGAGTGTGTTCCTGGTGTAGTCCAGTTTGTTGTTGCATCATTCATTGTATATACATAAGAAGCATAATCAGTAAATGATCCAATGTAGTATCCTTCTCCATCTCGATGAACTCCACTTTCTCCTCTACCAGAACTTCTTCTTAATGTTCCTGAATGATTTACTATATTACTCATTGGTATACTTGGAATACTCATATCTAAAGTTTGTCTTGCTATTGCAAACATTACTTTATCTGGAATTGTTGATAAGAGTAGGTTGTTAGTACGTGGGTTTAAATCTACTTTCCACGAAACTTCCATTATTTAACTGCTACTGTATAATTTTCTACTTTATTCCATATCCAATTATCTCTTACTTCTAATATTGAATAAGTACGATCGCCGAAGATTAGTTGGTCGCCTTCTTTAATATCAGTAGGGCATTTTACGATAAAGTACCCTTTTGCTTCTGGTATTGTATAAACACCAAAGGCAACTCGTATATCTTGGTTATAAGGGCATACTTTACAAGGAACTCTTTTGATATCCTCATCATCATATACACCACTTTCCCCACGATTACGTTTAATAAGAGTACCTTTCATAGCATTTGTTAAAAACATCTAAAATGGTATCCTTATACCCATATTATAGTTAATTGGAACTCCTCTATTAAGGTATCCAGCATTTCCTAATATTCTTAATGCAAGAGTAGAGTAATCACTTGAAAGTTCACTTTCCATTTCTCCTGCTTTAACTTTTCCTTTATAGTCTATTACTGGTATTTCGTATTCAAGTATGAATCTTAATTGTTCCATACTTGCATTTTTTATAGCAGTAGGTACGTTATCTACTCCCCATTCGTTTCGATAACGTAAACCTACTTGGGAATATATCATTTCACATGCCATTTCTATTTGCCACTCTTGTGGTGTTTGGCATTCATTATATTTATTAACAAATTCTTCTTTTGTAAAGAAGGTCATATTATAACCCCCTTTCTATTATGCTGATACTTCTTCTACTAAACGAATTATACGTTCTGGAGATACTACTGCTGCACCAAATAATTGGTTTCCAGATAAGCAATAATATCCTGGATAACGAACATCTGTTGAAGTTTGTACGAATGCACTGAAGAATGTATCTCCAACTACTGCTAGTGGGTTGAAGAAATATCCTTTAACTCCATCTAATACTGCATCATTGATTGGGAATATTGCATCTACTCCATAAGCACGACCAACTTCTCCCATATCTACTCCTTCTCTACCTGTTAGAGTTTCGAATTTCAATACTGAAGTTAATGCTGCTACTAATCTTCCATATTCAATAGCACCTAGTCCTAAACGATATTCTCCATATACATCTTTATTAAATAGGTTTGCTTTTAAACCAGTTAATAATTCAATATAATCTTCTTTAGTTGTTGGATCCCATTCAGCTTCATCCATTGATGCTGCTGCAAGTTTTCCATATCCATAAATATCAATTCGTTTAGCAATAGCACTGTCCTCTAAATCAGCAGCACTTTGAATTGCATTTGTAATATCACTTCCTGATACTACGATAGGTACTCTAATTGAGTAGTCCATTGGTAATTCAGTTAAATCT